TGCACCATAACCCAGAGTAGTGAACAGGTAATAGATCTTGATGAGTTCAACAAGGTCATTACGGTTCTCAACAACAAAGGTGTTGTAATACATCTTCGTGCGTTTGTCGGACCCCTGAAACGCTGCTTTGGTCCCGATATCGATAGCCTCGCGACGGTCCGCAAGAATGCCACCGGTCGCAGACTCAACCGCGCCCCAGATAACATTAGAGACGACGCGTGACGCGCCCTTAGCCAGCAGGCCATCAGTTGCGTCCTGATAGCGGTGACTGTTGACCTCGTTATCGTTCAGGCTGCGTGGAAGCAGGATCTGACAGATAGGATTCAGTGAACCGAATGTACGAGTGTTCAGCACCTGGCGATACTTCACGTTGCCGGTATTACCAGAAAGGATCTGTTGTGCCTTCTGTGCTGCTGTACGCAGTGAACGCAGACTATCCTTACTTCCGGGCGCGATACCACCTGCAAAATCATATGCAGTAAACAACATGCCATTGTTATACAGACTTGAGGCATTATACGCATTATCGATACCGGCAGCACGTTGGGACGGAAACTCTGCGGTTACCATGGTCTGACTGAGTGCGTTCTTTGTGGTCGAAGCACCCCCAGAGGGGATGCCCGTATTTTTAATCTCCGCAAATGATTTTACAGTATCAGATAAAACTGTAATTTTCATAGTGTTTCCTTATTAACCTAATGCAATCAATGGTTTATGGTCAGTCCTTTGGATTGACCGCTGGACCAGGTTGTTAACAGTTTTGTTGCTAACGTTAGTGTTGTTGCTCGCTGGCGTCGATGTTGATGCTGTCTGGCTTCCGGTAGGCTTATCAATCACCGCGCTGGAATCAGGAATAGCAGAGATCTTGTCTTGCCACTTCTGGAGAATGTCGCCAAACTTCTCTTTTTCATCTTCACTCAGCTTGTTAGAGTTGTTCTTCTCTTCCAGAGACTGCAAGATACTTTCGATAGTTTTGCGGTCCTTGTCGGTCACCGTGTCCTTATCGACAATCTCATTCGCAACGTCGAGTTCAGCACCCTGAACAGGTGAAGTCTTCTGGACTTCAGCGCTTTTGTTCGCTTCCTCGATACGTTCACGGTTCATCTTGTTGATGCGGTCCCGTTCAGCGTTGCGGTAGGCTGGATCTTCCTGAAGACGTTTTAAATCAGCTTCCATCTGCTCGCGTCTGCGCTTCTCTTCTTCTGCTGCGCGGTTCGCTGCGTCAACTTTGGCCTGACTCAGTTTCTTATCTTCGTTGAATCCACCGGCCTCATACATTGGTTTATAGCCGGTGTCCATGTTACCGGACAATGCATTTGCTGCGGCTGCTGCTGCGGAATCCCTTTCGGTTTTCTTTTCGCGGTCTTTCTGGTCAGCAAGATCCTGTTGTTTCAGCATGATTACATCATCACCACTCAATTCGAGACCGGCTTTCTGTTTGTCACGCAGAGCGGAGATCTTCATACCTCGTCCGGCATTCATCAGAGTGTCTGATTTGGTATACTCACCCATTGAATAGATAAGGCTACCGATACCCTCAGTGATCGCGGTTGAAATGGTGTCACCCAGCAGTTTCATTGGCTCAATAAAAAGATCTTTGAGTGATTTGCCCAGGTTATTCATATCGAAGTTTTCCAGACCTTTATCGATAGACTCAGTGATCTTTTTCACCTGTCCGAAGTAACTACCGAATAAGTCTTTTGACGCCTCGCCCTCTTTCAGAATGTCCTGGAACCATTTAGAAATAACGGTCTTCAGAACGTCAAAAGCAAACACCAGACCACCAATGATCAGAGTCCATTTGGCAAACTTCGCCATAGCTTCCAGAGAGTATCCGATAAAGCGGGACAACAGACCAGAAGTGGAATTTTTAATGATACCCAAAGTACCCAGAACATTTTTGAAGAACGATTTCTTGTCTTTCTTATCGTCTTTCACTTCCTTCTTATTGTGGTCCACTACAGGTTCGCTTTCCTGCTGCGGGTCGGGTAACGGAACATCGATAGGACGTTTCGCAACAAGAGACAACGCAAGGGCAAGAGCAGCCTCTATACCGTCTTTGTGCTTCGCGTAGAAGTCAGCCATAGGGTTCTGCTGTTCTACGTTTACGGTGTTGTCTACGGACTGTGAAGAGTTGTCTGTGAGGTTATTCGGTCGCACCGGTCCGATGAAATCAGGCAACTCAGTTGCATTCGGAACCAGTTCCTGCTCTGCTTGTTCTTTGAACCCGGCGAACTTCTCTTTAAAGCGATCCTCGAAAGATTGCAGACCCTCTTTCATGTCCAGCGTGTTTAGTGCTGTTTCAAGAGTGTTATCGTTGATATCTCTCAACTGACCCATAGCATCTTTGTCGAGCTTCGCGGTGATCTGTCGTACTTGTTTCTGTTTCGGCTCTTGAGCTTTTCGGCCTTCGAGCAGAGCTTTTTTCTGCTCTTCTGTATAGTAGCTGTTAGCCATTATCATTCACCAATGATGTTAAGCCCTTTGATGGTTTTCCCCTCATGCACAATATAGACTTCCTGGAGTACGCCACGCATTACATCGTTATGTTCGTAACGATACAGGCAGTTGATTAGGTCGATTCTTTTCTGGTCGGTCAGTTCGATTTCTTTGCCGTCTACCACTGCTTTTTCAATCAGCGACCCGAGGTCACCAGACAGCAAAGAGGGCTTGCGGAAAGTCATTTCGATGTTGTTGAACACGAAATGATATTGCGGGTCCGAGATTTTCATATCGTCGAGGTTGATGCCGATTTCTGCCAGGCTATCAGATGCTTTTTTATCGTTGTGATAGTGCAGATGAATCAGAACAAACTCGGTTTCCGCTGAAGTCAGTTCACGCGGTTTGATTTCGTCGATGATATATCGGAGCGTATCCATAGGGTCTTTCAGTGTCTTGATCTTCACAAAGTGACGGTAAGACAGTTTCGGGACTCCGACTTCTGTACCATCAGGCAGAGTGATTTTCTTTGTCTTCGTGTTCTTAATGTCCAGACTGGTGACCATGAATTTATCAAGTGTATTTTTCTTTTTCATTCTCGCCTCAAACAGGGATCTCAATATTTACTATTTAGTAAATAGGTTTATTAAGTGGAGGATTCTATGACTGCAAAAGTGGTAAACCGAATCACATCGGTTAAATTATATCCAAGCTATGAGAAGTTTTCAGACAACGTTTATCTGGAAGTTCTCCCCGCGCTGGTGTCGTTCAGTGAAAAAACTGTGATTAATGGTTCATCGGAAACCCTGATGCAGATCTACGACAATCAGCTACTCTATCAGCTTTCCGAACGCCCGATCATTCAGGTGTCGTTCAAGTACAATGACACTCAGGAACAGCATTATTACGGCCTGCTCTATTCCAACGTCGAAACCGATGAGATGAACCGCTCTATCCTTCGCCTGAACCTCTCTCCGGTCCACAAGGTGTTTAAGCGTAAGTTTGCCCGGTCATTCAGCAACAACGCAGCACAGACGATTACAGAGTGTATGGAGACGCTTTATAATGGCATGAAGCTGTTAAGCCCTACCATTGAGGCATCAAACGTGCGTATCCCTCCTGCGTGTCTTAGCGGGACATATGAGACGGTATTTGACTTTATCCGCGAGAACGGTCAGAGCGTTACATCATCTGACTACTGCTACCTCTGGGAAGACGGTTCAGGTGTATTCCTGAAGAGTCACGCCGAGATTCTGGATCAGGTTCCGTTAGAAGGTTACAAATACAACGTCGATAACATGTTTCTGGGTGACGCGATCATATTCAGCACAGCAGAATACATCACGTACAAGGATAACACCGCATCGCTGGAGAACACAAGTTTTTACAGCCTGTCTCTCACAGATAAGAAGTTGTACAGTGACATACTGGCAGACACCGACACAGAAAACGCATGGGTATTGGTGAACAGGAACGCGGAATACAAAACCAACTTCCAGAACCCCAACACAGCGGGTAATCCATTCCAGGCGGCAAAGTTCAGGGTCTTGTCTTCTTATGAAAAGCGCATCAGGTTTGATGTGAATCAGGGGAGGATGGATCTTAAGGTTGGGACATTGTTAGAGGTTCGGGGAGATGAGTATAACGGAAAGTATCTGGTGATTGAATGTGTGCGGGATGTTTCGAAAGATAACCACCTGCAAACAATCGAATGCGTGCAGGTGGCACAGGCTACAACTACGACTTAAGCGATAGTTGGCTCAGGCTCGGGCGAATCTTCTGGTTCGCCTGGGCGCTTGTAGCCCATGAACAAATCGAACACGTTTGGCTTGTTTCGGTTCTGGGCCTGTATCAGCTTCTGATAGTCATCGCGACTGTAGTTCATCATGAAACAGAACTGTTCAGGCTTTGCGGTATCCATCAGGATTTGCAGAGCTTCGACCCCTTCCGGCGTTTCGTAGTATTCTGTCGGATGTTCCAGACTAACGATCACACATTGCCAATCGTCCTCGCGATGCGTTTCCTGAATCTGCACAATCTGCGCATTCTTCATTTTGAGGTTGTGACTCAGCAAACCGTTAACGAACTCGCGGTCGCCTTCGTTATACTTGATCTGCTGTCCATTCCAGCGCAGTACTGTTACTGGTCCTTCCTGCTGACGTGTTGTTCTCATGATTTAGCCTTCTTCTGTTCACGACGATATTTTGCCTGGCCTTTCTTTTTGGCTTCGGCGCGGTCTTTTGCTTCCACCTGGGTTACCCAGGATTCGGCGTATTCAGGATCATTAACTGATCCACCGGTACACCATTCCCCTGACGGGAATCGGGCTACGGTCCAGAGTCTTTCGTATGCCATCAGTATTCTCTCTTAAACTTGCGTTTGCGGGTCATTAGGTCAACTAGTGCCTGCGAGGGTTCTGCTGGCTGCTCGCTCAGTTCCTGGATGCGGTCGAAAGTTTCATCCGATACTGTTTTGATCGGAATGTATCGAATGGTTCCTTCTTTCTCCGCAATAACCCTTCGTCTGTTAAACTCTCTCAGCATTGCATTTTTGCCTTCCCGAATTCGGTCAAAATCAATTTCGGATTCCATTGAAATAACTCCGAGAGTTCCGCCTGCTTCCAGATGCTTGCGCATCAACATATCCCGAAATGGTGTAAATCCTCGACCACTTGCAAGCGGTAACGTATCCAGACTGCCCAGGTTAAACTTAATTGCACCGCGCAGGTCTGTTGCTTGACGACGCTTTACCAGTTCCGCGAACACTTTCGATGTATCTGGCCCGGTTGGGTCTTCGTCTGCATACTGGATAGTGATATCACATTCTTTCATGGCTTTTCCTCGCGTTCGGTCACAATATCAGGATTCGGACAGCAGCGACCAACATACACAGAGCGACCGCAATTCCGACAATAGATTTCAGGCATGTTTGCCAGAGGGTTGTTTTCGACGCCGGTAAACAGAGGTTCCCAGTTTTTGAACAACTCTTCAACAGAAGCGTCGATCCGGGCCTTTACTTCGGCGTCGTCATATTCTTTCATTCAACCACCTCAAAGAATTTCATTTCGTCTTCGAAGAAGTTCCACTCGAACTCGTATGAGTCGCGTTCTGCGTCATACTTCATTGTTTCGAGCTGGGAGACCGGAACGCATGAGATGAATGCGACTGGGGCTTCACCGGTTGCGCCGGTAGACATATCAGGTTCACCCGCCTGGTAAACACGAACAACCTTCAGTTCGGAGAACTCCGCGAGGATTTCAGCAGTCAGCGGGATGCTGTCATTGGCAACTGCTGCGAAACCTTCTGCGTCAACCAGTTTAATAACTTTGCCTTTCAGTTCAAACATGTTCATGATGCTTTCCTTTCTCTGTTCCGTTTCGATGTGTGTAAGATAACAAAAAGCCCCTGTGGGTGCAAGGGCTGATTTGATCATTTCGTGCTATCGAACTTCAAGAGTCGGCACGATTACCGAAGGCTTGAACACGACCTTATACTGATACTTACTGACCGGATTCGGATCGATCTGCTCGATGAAGTAGGTCACTTCCGGGTTAAGCCCCATAAAGTGCTTTTTGTACTCGTTCGGGCCTGACTGACAGGTGATCTCGATCTCTGTCTGGGTATTTTCACGGGCGCATAACCCTTCAGCCACCAGGATGTAATCGTTTGTGCGGATGTTGTAGAACACAATACGACGACTGACCTTGAAGTTTGCAGCATCGGTACTCAGGTTTTTCGATACTACGTTTGCATCGTTGATATCGCACGCAGTCATCATCAGGAACATCGGAGCCAGTGTCATGGCGGTTAACAGTTTACGAATTTTCATTTTTGATCTCACGATAAGAAAAACTTTCTTTGGTTAGGGTTTTATCAACAAACATGTTGCTATCCCCGTATTTTTCAATCCAGTACAGACAGCGCTCTTCACTCCATGTGTGAACATGAACCGCCAGAGGGTTTTTGGTCTGGTATACAATCCACATAATTAACTCCTGATGATTGCAGCCATGCAATCGCGGGGAACGTTGAGCCAGTCGCCGTCTTTCAGGCCATGGAGAGCGGTATACCGCAAATCGTTTGCTACCTGAGCACGCCAGGTTACCGGGTCTGTCCGAACGTCGATATTCCTGATCTGGACCCAGAAGATTTCACGGGGTTCTTCGCCGTCAACCGGCACCGCACAGACTTTAACATAGTCGCCCGGTTTAACCGGACTGGTAAATGAAAGTTCAATGGCTTCTTTGGGAAGAATAAACGGGAAGTTTTTAATCAGCTTATGTTTCATGTAATGTCCACCAGTTCAAACGCAAGATTTGCGCTATGCTGAAGATTTTTGTTCAGGTTGTAGGTGTAGCCGCTATCAGCTTCTATGGTTTTATCCCCATGGAGACCGACAACAACTTCATACATCGAACCGACAACAAAAGAGGGGTTGTCGGATTTTACACATCTAACATCAGCGATCATCATAATTACGCTCCGTAGAGTCCATCATCATCAAAGGTCTCTACAGGGTTCAGATAGTGCATGTAGAGGAATTCAGCGGCGCTGTGTTTGATTGCAGCAGCCAGGTCGGTTGCACCAATGCGGGTGATGTATTCGAGGTCAAACTCGATTGTATCATCAGAGAGATCATCTGACAGGAAGAAAGAACCGTTTTTGCGCTGGTTCACGTAGACACTGTTGAATTTGCCTTCAACGTACAGAGTTTTCTTCACAGTCATTTTTCAATCTCCAGTTATTCAGCCCCGTGCTGATGTGTGTACTATATCGAACACGGGAGATAATGTCTTTAGCTATTTGTGCTTAATTCGATAGTTTTCCAGGTCTGCATCTTTAAACCCAGACACTCCCAGAACAATTCATCTTTAGCCGCAATCATGCTGAAGAACACGCCGGTTTTCCAGTACGTTCCTTTCTTGATTGAGTCTGCGATCTCATTCAACTGAGAACAGAAATGTTCGGTCCAACTAACGTCCTTTTCATCCCAGGCGCTAGTGTGATAAAGAGAGTAAATGAAACGGTCGATGTATGAGTTCTTGCCGTTTGCGATACCCATTAAAACCATACGGATAACACGAATTGCATAAACATTCTGAACTTCTACGCTTCTCTGTTTCATTTTATCTCTCCAAACAAACCAGCCCCGCGCCGGTATGTGTGAAATATACCGGTCAACGGGGCTGTTGTCTTTAGCAATTAGTGCTATTTGTTCAGAACATCTGCGAAGATATCATAGATATCGTTCGGTTCGGTCTTATCCCAGCGTACCTTTTTGATGATAGGCAGGAAGAAGCTGAACTCCGGTTCACCTTTCTTGCGGGTCTTCGAGCGTTGCAGCCCGTCAACTTCCATTTCGAGGATAGCACCCAGATACTTCTCACTGTTTGCCATGATGTATTCGCGGTCGAGGTCGCCACGCACTTCCAGAGTACACGGACGCTTAACCCACACATCAGCACCCAGAGACTCATCCCAGACCTTTTCCTGATCCGTATCAGTCAGGCCAGAACCGGTGTTTGTCTGTGCGTGTCCGCTCGCATCCACTACCACGAACCCGCCAACCTTGTTAGGGTCTTTCTTGTGCGCATAGATACCAACGATCTTCAGGTCGATAGGCGTCTTGTTCTTGATCTTCACCTGGTCAGGCACGCGAGAATCACGCCACACGAAATCGACATTCTTCAGGATTGAACCTTCCATACCGTCTAAACGATACTGGTTGTAATCCGCTTTTGCTTCTTCGAAGCTGTTGACCAGTTTGGTTGGTACAATTTCGATATTCGGACAGTTGTTGATAGCCGAACGCAGCATTGCCAGGCGTCTTTGATAACCTTCAGTCATCGGATCCTGTGCTTTCTGCTCTTCCTTCGTCCCGTAGTACACCTCATACGGGATTAAATCCCAGACCTGATAGACGATACCGGCTTGTTCTTCCGGGCTGATAGTGCCTTGTAGAGACTTGTTCACGATACCGTTGCCGATCTCGCGTCGGGCGTCTGCTGCTGCTTCCTGCTCTTCGGTAAGAACATCATCCATCACCGCCGCTTTGATGATTTCCGGTTCATCGTCGTTTGCTTCCATCTCTGCTTGCATGATCTGCTGCTCGATCAGGTCGTCTTCATCTTCGTCGTCACCCAGCAACCAGGACAGATCAGTTTCTCGCTGACCAAAATCCTCGAATGTCGGTTCTGCTGGCGCAGTTGGTTTGGTAAATCCACCTTTAGGGCGATACACCAGTTCACCATCCAGAACATAATCATTGCCCAGGATAAGCGTCAGTTTGCTCAACGAATCATCCAGATCAATCAGGCCGGTGTATTCGTTACCTGCACGCGTTACCTTACGCGGTTCGAATCCCTGACGCAAATCCGTCATACAACGCGCACCATCGGCTTTCAGTTGAGAGATAGCCGGATAGCGGATGCGAGCCAGCGCTTTTAAACTGAAGGCCGTAGCGAGGCACTGAGGCTGTTCTGGGATGAGCTTAGGCCATGTCTTATTGCTCAGACTTGTACCGGCTCCGCATTCCAGATCGCGACCGATGATACGACGCAGGACTTCACGATCATCTGGTACGATCACAGACGCTACCTTGCGCAGATAGTCGCGTGCAGCATGACCGGTCAACTTACGGGTTGCCAGGTTCTCCATGATGCGTTCAACCGCCCATTCCAGATTATGAGGCAATCCGCGATATGTATCAAACTCAGTCGGGAACTGCTTAATATGGAACATAATTTGCTTTGTGTACGTGATGCGGAATACTTCACGCAACAGCATGTTGTCGCGGTTCCGGTTCAGGATATCGCGTTTTTCGGTGATTGAGGTTGTAGCCGCAATCTGATTCAGAATATCAAGGATCATTTGTTTCTCCAGTGTAAGTCTAACCAGCCCATGATATCACCAAACCCGCGCACCGTCGAGGATGAACATTTGCTGTCTTCGCGTGGTCCGCGTTTCATGTGGAACAATTTAAGGTCAGGCATCACCGCGTGGCAATGGTCGAGGTTTACCGCGAGATCATCAATAAAACAAACGAGACGATCCCCGTATTGCTTCTGTACCTCTTTGAACAGGTCCGTTTTCGATTCACCGTGATTGACTACAGCAACCTCGGTGAACGCGCCAGGGAACAACGTGTTAAGGTTTGCGATACGGTTCAGGCTTGCACCTGGTTCAGTACCCAGCGCAGTGATAGCTACGAAGTCAAATTCGCTTTTCAGTTCGTTGATGTAGATCAGTGCGTCGTCATACGCGCTCAGATAGCGGATGTATGAGCTGTTGTTGTACTCTTCCATCATCAGTTTTGCCAGAGACTCGTTACAGCCAAAGATCTCTTTCATGCTGCGGAACTGTTCATCAATCAGACTCAGGATCGCAACATCAGTAGGCATGTTGTGCTTAGCCATAAAGAAAGGCAGACCACTCGCCCACTTTACAGCTACGCCATCAATATCGGTGAGGATCACCGGCTTTCGGTTTCTTTTCATCGTTAGTCCACGTCATAAACTTCATGGTATATGGGATTTGGTTTGGCCCCGAGAATTTCCAGCAGTTTGGCCTTTTCAAACTCTCGATGATACTGGAGTTCAAGCCACAACAAACCGTCACGATCAGAACTTACATGAATGATGGTCTGATTGCAATCTTTCATTGCTTCGAAGTCGCTGGCGTCAAAGCCCTGCGACTGGATCGTATAGTTGTTTGTTTTTGGCTGGGGTTGAGTCTGGACCGGCCTTTGATAGTTAGGGTCCAGTAACTTAGATTTGAGTTGCATATGTTGGATTCTTATTGATTGCGTGATAGATACCTAAGCCCAAACAGGAATCCTGCTTTTCCAGATCGAGAATGTCCGAAACCGTTTCAACAAAACTTTCAATCTGTTTGTAAGAATTGTGATAGATGCAGACATAATACGCGCCGTTTTTAAAGATAACGTCAGCAATGATAGTTCCCGCCAGCGGGGTTTGTGCTTTGATCAGAAATACGGGGTTTATTGCCTCTCCCTTGCTGAACACGAAAAGAGTTTTAAGCGACATAGATCACCTCAAAGGTAATTTCACATTCAGCGATCTTATCCAGTTCCAGATAGCCGCCGTATTGGTCAACAACATAGTCTTTTCCCCGCTTAGAAACAACGGGGATAGGGGTGTTCAGTGGGAAGGAAGGCACTGAACGTTTTACAGAGGTCACCAGAATTTTCATGACTATCTCCTGAAGTGGAAGTGAAACCAGTACTCGCGAGTCCCGCAACTGGTTCGATGTAACTCGGAAACACCTTCTGTTGCAATGTGCTCCCATTCACTGCCGGTTTCCCGACAGATTCCTTTGTTCCAGATCCGACGCTCGGATAAGAACCGGTACGCCAGGTAAACAAAACAGAAGCACAGAAAACCTATTCCCATATCAAACCCCGTTGCCGTAAAGCCAGCCATTCTCAGTGTTAAGCATCTCCGCCGCATTGCGGAAAGTTTCGCTATACTGGTTCTCAAGGAAGGTAAGGCGAACATAGATCTCAACATTATTCCCTACTTCATCCATCTCAATTTTGAGGGTGTCTAGTTGCTGTGCATACCGACGAGCAAGATTCCAGAAACAACCATGGATTTCTTCGTCGTGGCAAATCACCTGATACTTGTTCATGGCACGTCCCATCCCAGCACGTCAATGATAACTTCTTCGTGGTCGCGTTGTTCCTGTGCAAACTTACGCCAGGCACGGGCTTCTTTCATCAGCTTGCGAACCTGCTTACGGGTCGGTTTGGCTGCGAATGCATCGCAAGCAGCATCCTGATCCAGTTCCCCGTTGTGACCGTGGAGATCATCATAACCGAAGGCAACAGCCCAACGACAACCAAAATTACCATTGCTCGGGTTGCCCAGAGGACCACCCAGATAATGCACATCTGCGAATGAACGTTTCATGGTGTTTCCTTCTCGATGGAATATTCATAATACCCAGGCGACATTTCGCTACGTATAGCGTTCAGTTCCAGCGCCAGCGCTTCGATGTTCTCTTGCGGCCCTGCAATATCCAGGTCGATGCATGAGACAGTTTCACCACGAACAGAGATGTTATGATATGCGGTGATATCAACAACAATGACTTTCTGATTCAGAATGTGTTGGTTGATAATGCGCATTTTATGGGGCCAGATACACTCACCTTTAAAGCTAAAGGTTTCGGTAGGCTGTTCTGACATATCATTATAATCTTTCATAATATAGCTCCTAATAACCAGAGACCCATCGTAGCACAAGTCAGGCCGACGACAAAGAGGAAATTGTTCTGTAGAGTCAACTTTCTGATCTTCTCTTCGTAGTGAAGTTCGAAAGTCTCTCGGGTTCCCATGAACCCCGGATCATCAGGAGTCGCAAGCCGGAACTTTCCAACGTCCAGAGAACTGCCCAGACCCAGAATGTTGCGACCGGTATGGGAAACACCTTTGATACCGGTCCCTGATACGCGATCCCCGATATGATAGATTTCGCCCGTTGCTTTACTGCGACTGACATTGATGTTATTAACCATAACAATATCGCCAGGCTGCTGCGAGAAGATATGTTGCTTTTTAACTTCTTCGTTATAGTCAAAGTAAGCAGTCTCAGTCGCGATGATCATATCACCGGCACGAAGAGAGACCTGTAGTTCCTGCGCTTTAGTTAATTCCATTTGCTTCTTCCATCATCAGAGCAACAATCACGATACCGCGACGAGGCGATTTGACGTACTGAGGAAACTTTCCTTCAGGCTGGGTTATTACCCACATACCGCTCAACTGCTTACGAACACCAATCCCATGGGATTCAATCAACTCACCCGCAACACGCCAATCATGGCAAGGGTCATAATCGTACCAGTTGTAACCATCGCCCCATGCTACAGCGGTCTGGTTCTCTTTGAACGGGGTTGTTTTGAGATCGTCCCAGTCGAGAAACTTACGAGCTGCTAACAGGTTCAGTTCGAAATCGGTCATGCTTTCGTAATCTTTCATGATTAACCCCGCAACCCAGACAGTGAACGTTTCTTCATGACGGTTACATTATGACCTCGATTAACACCATTACCAGTACGCAGGGTTTCGGTGCGACGTGAACCGATTACCAGGGTCTTAACAGGAGCAGGATTAGTCACCGCAACTGCAACGATTTTAACAGCAGCCCAACGAGCGCCTACAGATTTGTAAGTACCCATATCAACGACAGCAGCGGTAGTCTTGCCAGCGGCAACACAGTAAGCGCGTGCTTCACGACGGGTGTTGAAGAAAACCATTTCAGACATTGAGTAAGTGCTTTTCATAATGTAATCCTCATAAAGTTGTTTTTGAATTTCTTGTCTACGAGAGGGATTATCTGGGATATGCGGAGGGAGGTCAACAATTATTTTCGCTATAAACGAAAAAACCCGCCGAAGCGGGTTTAAGGTACTTTTTGACCAGGCGATAGGCCGGTCATTTCCCATTGTTAGGCTTTAGGGAGACCCTTAGCCTTGCCTTTGGTGTTGCCGTCCAGAACCTGATCGGCCGGAACACCTACAACAGTTTTTGGAGCTTCGCTAACAACGTCACCTGGCAGTACAGCGGCTTCACTCTTCTGGCTCTGGTTTTTGTCGATCAGACGCTGATCGATGAAGTTGTTTGCTTTCTCGTCGGATGCGTAGAAAATGTCCTGAAGTGCTTCCAGGCTATCCGCAACCAGCGGAGCAGTGCGGTTATTCACGCGGTTTTCGAACGGGTCGATAGTTACGTGTGCATCACGGAAACGAATGTCAGTTTCTGCGGTACTGCCGAAGCTACCACCAAAAACTTTGGTGAATTCGTCTGGGGTCAGTTCTTCTACGTGATGCAGATGGTCAGTGTAATACTTCATTGTTCGTTCCTCAGTGGATTGAATTAGATTTCATACGCTGCGTCTTTAACAGCTTCCGTCAGGTCGATGAAATTATCACGGATGATCGGGTTTGTTTTCTGTTGGATCTCGGAGTCGTAGGGATCTACGCTGCAATGTGCATTCGCGAACTTAATGTTGCGTGCGATCACTGCTTCATCTGTGTCCAGCTTTTGAAAATCTGAAAAATTCAGACCGAAAATCTTCTTGAACTCTGCTGGGCTGATTACTTTAGAATCCCCATTGTCATTGTAAAAGATCATGATAACTTCCTCACTTGATGGATAGGAGGGCTTTTCGGCCCTCGGGTTATTTAGAGAATGCCTTTATCAACACGCGGTCCACGACCGTTAAACAGGCTGATTAGGAACAGGATGATGCCTACAACGAAAACGATTTTCGCTGCGGTTGCTGCAATGCCAGCCAGTAAGCCGAAGCCTAAAGCCGCTGCAACTAACGCGATAATCAGGAAAATTACGCCATATCGTAACATAGTCTTTCTCCATTTCTTTTGGTACATGTATTTAGAGGGGATTTTAACCCCTCTTTAACATAAATTAGTAGGGCTGGACGTTTCTGTACTTCACCCCGCATTCCGGGGGACCGATTACCCAGGACCAACATTGCCTGCTTCTGACCTAAGTCGCACAGGATGCATCTCTGGAACCATTTAACGGCGTTGCGCACGCACCCTAATTGTAATTAGAACATCTTACGGTAGATTTCTTTCACTTCCGGTTCGACTTCTTTTGCGTATTTGCATACGTCTTCATACTGTGCGACATACCGAACAACTTCTTCGCTACGTGATGCGAGTTTGCCGGTAGTGGCGTCGATAAGCATCGCTACCATCACGTCCTGACGTCCCGGTGCCTGGATGATAACACCTTTTTCAAAAAGGCGTGCCGATTTTTCGACTGTTGCTGCGATGATCGTTTGGATTGGCTTATTCATCTTCTGACCCATAGATTGCTTGAATCGCTTTGTAATGGCAAGAGGACAGCTTATTGATGTTCTCTTTCGCTTGTTCTGCGGTGATTTTTTTAGCCGCCAGATCGGGATGTGGCACGTTAGCCAGGTGCGCACTCGGAAGCACAACAACCGCGCCCAGATACTCTTCGGGTACATCAGGACCGATAGAGATGATAGTACCTGACAGCGGGATTTCGCCCACCTGACGATAACCCAGCATAACACCGGATTCGGACAGGATTTCAGAACCCTGCGGGTATGCGACGGACTGGATAATTACGTATTCACCGGATGCTTTTACGCGGCCTTTCAGATCTTCAATCATTTGATTACTCTACATTACTGAATTTAATATTGTCAAAATCTACTTCGAGATCCTGACGTTCCATTTTATCGACTGTTACGCCGAACTTTTTAAGACGGTGAATCCAATCATCACCACCACGATCATATTTATCGAGGTAAACAACACGGGAGATTGCGCCTTTGAGAGCATACAACTCCAGATGCTTGGTACACATTCCGCAAGGGCTTGCTGTTGTGTACAGTGTCGCGCCTTTAAGTGTACCACCATTCAGGTAGAAGTCCATGATAACGCGCATTTCTGCGTGAATTTCGTTAGCATCGGACCAGGAAGAATGCGCCGGACGATTAGCCTGGGAGAGCATTCCGTTGTGTTCGTTCAGAAAGTGACTACAGCAGTCGTTACACTGGTCGCCAGGTTCTTTGCTTGCTACGCCATTACTCGCCGCAAGATGATGCACACACGTCTTTCCGTTTGGCAGGTTTTCGTGATGCTGCACCAGAACCGCTCCGACTCGGGTAGAGATGCAAGTTGATTTCATTGCCTCTTCTACCGCGATAGTCATGAAGTAAGAATCAACTTGATTTAGCATCTTGTGCCTCGTTCCATTCGATTGCGGCTTTAAGAAAATCAGAATCGAAGTGTTCCATCTTATAACGGTTACCCGATGGAGTCTGGATGATAATCGATTTTTCTTCGATCTCAAACTTGCGGTTTACGTGCGCGTTGACATCCAATCCATCAGTAGCACGCTTCAGAGTGTCGCCACGGATCGAGCCAATAACTTTAGCGAAAGTCTGGCACTGGGAAACTATCAGGCGAGGTTCGTCAATATATGCGGTAATCATACGACAGCCGCCCAACGAACCTGCGAGTTCTCATCAACATTGATTCCGAACTGCTGCACCACGATATTGTTTTTAATCGATTTGATGTTAAACAGGAAAGAGCGAGTGCCTGCGCGAATGATTTCGACAGTATAGTCTCCTGGGATACGGTCGTAAACACGGTCCGCCAGAAGCTGTAATTTCTCTTTCAGTTCTTCAGGGTTGCTGATCGCAATGCGAGAAGGGTCGAAGTCGTGGTTGTTCAGAAAGTTTGCGTCAATGTTCATAATTAGCTCCTTTGCTTAAGTGGCCCCATCGTATCAGAACCACTTAGCGTGTCAATTAAAAATCACCGTAATTCGCTTGTAAGCACGGGATTCCGTTCATGCGCCACATGCCGACTGGGGTATCCCTGTCGTCCACTGCCAACACAGGATAATACTTAGGGAGGATCTTTGTCAACAGGATTTCTTCTTTAACGTCGAAATCGTGTCGGGTATCCGTTTCGCCGCGCATGAAGATATCAGACGCATGAACCCCGTATTTCTCCAGGCTGGTTTTCGTGTCAGCCCCGCACTGGTCAGAACCGATACGACCGGATACAACGATACACGTATAACCGGCACGCTGGTACATCCGAAACAGTTCGGTGATGTGAGGCGCTTCCGGGTCGTCAATGACCTTGGTCATATCATACGGGCTGCGCTGGCCTACAGTGGTCAGGGTGCCGTCTACGTCGAAGATAACACACTTAGGAAGGTTGGGGTCTGCCTTCGTCATAGCAGGCTTCCAGCCGGTCATAAGCCGGTAGTTTTTGTAATGGGTCCAGATACGGCTAACCGGCAACGCTTTATCACCGCGAGTGTGGTTACGACGCAGCAACTGAACGATGGACACGTCGAAGAATTTCTCTTCGAACTCCGCGCCATGCAGTTTAGCAATGCTTTTCCATTTGTCGCGGGAAGCATGTTTCAGGTTGGTATCGTGAACGATCACGTTCTTGCCGCTTGTGAGAGCAGCCATTACGGTATCTTCGGCAACCCGAGTTACCAGCAATTCCTTTTCCTCGGTGAACTTGTATCCACCAGGACCGAAGAGCATCAGACGAACATCATCGCGAGACACTAAGCGGGTGTTGCCTTCGTGCTTCGCGGTTTTCTGCGCCCATGTGGTCTTACCTGACCCAGGAACGCCAACAGTGATAATCAATTTCATTTCAGGATCTCATATTTTACAATCTGGCTTACGGTAGGGTGACTAATCTCGACATCAAATCCTTGTTCAGTCACTACGTAAATTTTCTTTCCAACCGTGTAATAGTCATAGACTGCGCCACGGCGGAGGTCAACGAAGAACGACGACAGGATCTTTACTTTGCCGAGGTTTCTTTCTTTTCGCTTGAACATAGTACTGTATATCCCACGTTACACAAAACATTATTTGTCTGGTCGTTCTTCCTTTTAACGTCATTCAGCCAGCTACGGAACACCAGCGAATCGGAATAGGTCAGAGCGACGTAAGGATTTCCGTCATACGGTATCACAAGGAACTGTTTACCGTCAATCTCGCGCACGTCCGCTATCACCTTCCACTTAACGGATACAGGGGTAACCTTAGCAGGGAGCGTGGGTAAAACCTGCTGTGGAGCTTCTGAGGGCTTATCTGCGCATCCAGCGATGAACAGGACGGAAAGAACCGACAGGGCAAGGATTGTCTTTTTCATTGGTCGAAGCCCTTCATGTAGTCGTCAAACGACTTGTTGATCTTAATCTCGACCAGGCCCGGTTTTGCAATCAGGAGGTGAGAACGTCCGGCGTCTTTGAGCAACTGCTGATCATCTTTCTTTGCCTGCTCATAGATGATTGTGTTGCCGGTGTTGGTGACTGCTGCTTTGTCAACCTGGGCTTGCATAGCCGTTAGTTGTGTTTTGAGTTCGCCAACGTCCCGTTTCAGGTCGTTATTGGCGATTTTGGTTGACACTGCAATGTAAAAGAGCGCAACAAGTGCGCTCACGACAATCGCAGGCCAAACCAGAGAGGTCAGGCTTGGGAATTTCATTTGTATGTGTCCGGTACGAACAGTTCATAGTTTTTGACCATCATTTCTACGATTCGATCAACCAGCTTTTGCTTGTCGGTCTCTTCGAAGTATTTCATCAGAGGGCCAAACACTAACTTACCGTCAGGGGTTAAGTCGGAACTCAACGCAATCGCATAATCCTTGCGGGATTTGCCTTTGGTGTCCTCGATTTTCTTATCAGCCAGAGCGATCAGCCGGTTCAGACTATCCAGGAACAGCGTTTCGAATGCGTCAATCTTTTTCAGTGCAACAACATCATCAAGGAATAACTGCTTCAGGTCGTCTGAAGTATTCCCTGCAATATTTAAGAACAGAGCCTTATTATTGTTCAGGCTGTCTTTGGTCTGGTGCAGAGCAACATACCAGTTGGTTTTCACCTTTACGAAACCGGCGTCAGTTGCGATTACATAACCCTCGAAGCCTTCCATCTGATACACTTCCGCTACGAAAGCATCCAGATCAGTCACTTCGATTTTCTCACGTTCCACCAGATACGGACGCAGCACAGCATCAGAGAACAGATCCGCATATGGGACATACGTACCATCATCATTACGGCGCACGTTCAGGATAATCACACGGGCCTCTTCGTACCCCATAACAATACGGTTAGTTGGTGCGACGTATTCCATATTGACGGTGTAGCCATCAGTGACCAGTTCCATCAGTCGGGTTGCGAGCTTAGGCTGGGTCTGGATATACATCTGTGCCTGTACTGCCTGATCGGACTTAACAGAGCCTTTGGATTTAACACCCAGATAACCATTATCAGAGAACGTAGAGATAAGAGAACCATCCTCTTTGATCATCACGTCAACCACTTCAGAACCGATTTGAGCCGGACGCCGGTCGAGTTTTTCCCATGCTTTCAGTTCTGCATAGTTGAAGAATTTTTGCATCGGACGGGACAGCAGAGCAACCGGCTTACCATCTTTCATCTGGAACATGATACCGCGACACTCGATAGCAGCAGGCTTTAACCAGTCGCTATAACTCGCCAGGTGATAGTTGAAGATGCGAACCTGTGTACCCATAACGGTTGTCTGGTCTGCGAAAAAGAATTCGCTACCGCTTGCGTCGCAGAGGTCCATCAGATTGCTATACAGGTTGTTTAGTGATTTTTTCATATTGGTGTTTATTCCATTCAGGTTTAAGGGTGCGGATCATCTCGATTTCATAACCGTGATAATCAATCTCACTGTGGGTAGATACCAGCAGCCGGACGACCTTCTTTTTCTTTATCGCCATTTCCAGACGACAGGTCTTAAGAATGTTGCTCGGGTTGGCTTCTCTCCAGTATTTCGAATTGCGGTAGGTGTCCAGTCGTTTCCATAAGTCCCGACACTTCCCGACATAGACAATAACGCCGTCTATCTCAATGAAGTAAACACAGTGACGATACTCCCCGCACTTCACAAAGTTGCGACAGATTCGCTTATCTTTTCCCATCGAAAGAGAAAAGGCGTTCATGGTTGCAATATTCATCATATATCCAGGTGATTCGATTTACCGCATAAAACGTTAACGCAATGGGCTATGTAATCGCCGTGGCAGGGTAGTGGCGCACACGTACAGCCAATACGCAACCCGTCCATTGCTCGTAATTCGTCCAGCGTAATGATCCCACTTCTGATTTGACCCTGGAACCAGGGGATAAACGCAATTATGCTTTCACCCTTGGTTCTCAGGTTGAACGGGTTGCCGAATTTGGTTCCCCGTTGTATGTCTATGTCGAAATCAGATTTATACTTGTTCACCACGCGGCATGAATCGCTGTTGCCAGACGCTATAGGCTTCATCGCTGATCTCTGCATTCAGGTTACCGCTCAGGTATGAACTAACCTCCACTTCCTGCGGGGCTACCTGCACGTCGTCGGATTTTAACCACTTGTTCATCCATGGGTATGGGTTAGGAGTGATTCCGTAAGGAGAGTCCAGCCCAACCGCACGCATACGCTGATCCGCCAGGTGATAGATGTAAGCGATAGTCGATTTCAGACTGACGCCTTCAACTTCACCGATAGTGAACAGATGTTCGGCCCACTCGATTTCCTGATCAACGCAACTGACGAAGATTGCGGTTGCTTCATCTTTCAGGCGGACGGCGATTTCTGCCATCTCTGGATCATCTTTACCCATCTGCCATAAGCGGATAATACTCTGTGTTGATTTCTGATGCAATGCTTCATCACGCGCAATCAGACGCATAATTTTTGCGTTGCCTTCCATTACGTTCATGTTGTTCGCAAAGTTGAACGTGAACGAGAAGGAAACATAGAAGCGAATAGCTTCCAGTGCGTTAACCGCGTGCATACACAGATATAGTGCTTCTTTACACTTGGTCTGCTGTTTGTTGAACTTCTCTTGCAGATATTTGCAATTGTCGTTCATGTCCTGGAAGCAACCCAGCTTTTCCATCTCGATCTGAATGTTTTTCAGTTCGTGGATGTTGCGGATCAGTGAGTCGTAATACCCGGTCATTGACTCGGTGCGCTTCATGATCGCTTTGTTCTTCATGATCTTGTCGAACTCGACGGATGGATCGATATGAAGGTTGCGCTCAATGTGCGTGTAACTGCGGCTGTGAATGGTTTCGCTGAACGTCCAGGTAGTCACCCAGTTTTCCAGAGACGGATCGGAAATGATATCGATAAACGCCTGTGCCGGTGCGCGGCCCTGGATAGTGTCCAGCAATGACTGATACTGAAGGTTTGAGTCAAAAATCTGGCGCTGGCCCGGAGTCAGTTTGCTGGAATAGTCAATCTTATCACCGGCAAGATCTACTTCTTCGGGCCTCCAGAAGAAAGACAACTGTTTTTCGGTCAGCTTTTCGAACACGCTGTGTTTCTGGGATTCGAAACGGGCAATACCCAGGTTTTCGCCGAAGAACATCGGCTGTTCGAGATGGTTCAGGTTTTCGTTAGTGTTTAATACTGTCAGCATTTCATTTACCTTTGAAAGCCCCTCCGTAGAGGGGCGAAGTGATTAAATTTTACAACCCTCACAAGAGTCGTCGTCCACTGGATCAGGGGTCAACTCAGTTTCGGCTTCTTCGCCTGACTGGTCTCGGGTGTTCTGATAATACAGCGTTTTGACGCCGAAGTATTGCGCATACAGCAGATCTTTAATGATAACTTCAATATCAACCTTGTTATTCGGGAAGTTACCCGGATCGTAGTTGGTATTGGCAGAGATCGCCTGATCGACGAATTTCTGCATCAGAGCAACGTGAGACAGATAGCCTTCGTTTCCGCGCTTAGCCATATCCCACAACAGATCGTAGAAGTCGAGCTGATCGTTCTGGTTAGGCACGACCTGATTATATGAACCGTCTTTCGATGATTTCACACTGACCAGACCGCGAGGCGGTTCGATACCGTTTGTCGAGTTACTTACTTGAGAACTACTCTCACATGGCATTAAAGCAGTTAGCGTCGAGTTACGCAAGCCATATTTCTTAATTTCTCCGCGCAGCCATTCCCAGTCGCATTTGTATACCGGGTCCGCCAACTGATCGACGTTTTTATTGTACCAGTCGATTGGCAGTTTACCATCAGCATATTTTGTTTCGTGGAACAGACCACACGCACCGCGCTCTTTCGCGAGTTCCATTGACGCAACCAGCAGACTAAACTGGAAGCCTTCCATCAACTCATGCACCTGACGCGCATAGGCTTCTGAATAGTCGCAGTAGTTGCTTGCCAGCCATGATGCATAGTTGGTGATACCAACACCCAGAGAACGACGCTGTTTAGCCTTCAGTGCAGCATCTACAGGGTAGTTCTGATAATCCAGCAGGTTATCAAGGGTACGGACCGCAACGCGTGCTAGGTGCGGGAATTCGTCCTCTTTCGCGTTGTCCAGCACGAAGGCCATCAACGTACACAGACCGATTTCGCCAGCCAGCGGATCTTTTTGATCCAGCGGTGCAGTTGGTAACGTGATTTCCAGACAAAGGTTTGACATTTTGACCGGCACGTTAAAGCTACCCTGCTGGTTGACTTCATCCACGTTAAAAATGTACTTGCGGCCCGTCTGGGCGCGTTCCTGCATCAACGTACTGAAGAGGTCAACAGCTTTGATACGCTTCTTACGAACTGTTGGATCTTTTTCCAGTTCAGTATACAGGCGCTCGAACTCGTTAGCATCAGCGAAATATGCTTCGTACAGCTTACCACCGGCAACGTCTGGGCTGAACAGCGTGATATATTCGCGATTCATAAAGCGACGGTACATGAGGTTGTTAATCTGTACACCGTAATCCAGGTGACGAATGCGGTTGCTTTCGATACCACGGTTGTTTTTCAGCACGAACAGATCTTCGGCTTCCAGATGCCAGATCGGATAATACAGAGTCGCTGCACCACCACGAACGCCACCCTGTGAACAGGATTTTACGGCAGTCTGGAAATGCTTCCAGAACGGGATCACGCCGGTATGCGTTGCTTCGCCATTACGGATTTCGGAACCCATCGCACGAATACGACCGCCATTGATACCGATACCAGCACGCTGACTGATGTAGTTCACGATTGCAGCAGACACGGCATTGATTGACCCGAGGCTATCGCCCGATTCGATTACCACACAGCTACTGAACTGGCGGGTAGGCGTACGAACACCAGACATAATCGGGGTCGGTAGCGACAGTTTACGACCAGATACGGCTTCGTAAAGGTCAATCACATACTGGTTACGCTTATCCTTTGGTTCGTCCTGGTGCAGACACATCGCGATCAGCATGAATGCAAACTGAGGTGTTTCAAAAATCTGACCGGTTACGCGGTTCTGCATCAGATACTTTCCGATCAACTGCTGAACGCCAGCGTAAGAGAATTCGAAGTCCTTATCATGCTTGATGTGAGATTCGATTTCTGCAATCTCTTCCGGGGTCCATTTCTCCAGGATCTCTTTGTCATAGCGACCGGCTTCGACGTGTTTGGTGATGTGCTCCAGGAAAGGAATCGGATCAAACTGTCCGTAAACATCCTTACGCAATGCGAACATTTCGAGGTTAGCGGCTACATATTGCCAGTCGGGTTCTTTAACACTGATGCGGTCTGCTGCATAGCGAATAGCAACACGCTGGATCTGTTTGGTTGTCATGCCGTCGCGGATTTGGTCCAGGACGCCACTATAGAATGCGTTTAAATCGATGTTGTGACCGGCTGCGGCCCAACTTAAAACCTTCAACAGTTTTTCTTCAACAAATGCCTGACTTACGCCAGACGACTTCACTACACTCTTGATATCATTCATTTTTACGCCTTGATTGGAAAGAGGGGCTGAATGCCCCTCCCATTAAATCGCCATTGGTGCTTTTAATGCAGGATGACTATGATAGTCCACCAACTCGATGCTGTCAAAAAATTCTTGAGTCAGATCGGAGAGGTTATTTACCTTGCTCATTTTCAGTGTCGGGAGTGGTAACGGGTCACGTTCCAGAACCTGCATACACTGAGAAATTGCGTTTTTGTAGATATGAACGTCGCCACCGGTAAAGACCAGTTCACCGACTTCCAGATCGCAGATAGACGCGATGATATGCATCAACAGAGCATAGCTACCGATATTAAACGGCAGGCCCAGGAACACATCGACCGAACGCTGATACCACAAAAGATTCAGCTTACCATCAATCACCGTGAACTGATAGAAGCAATGACACGGAGGCAACGCCATTTGATCAATCTCTGCGGGGTTCCACGCACTAACGATAATGCGACGGCTGTCCGGGCTGTTCTTGATCTGGTTGATAACGTTCTTAACCTGGTCAACGCCTCCAAAGTCGCGCCACTGCTTGCCGTATACCGGACCCAACTCACCGTCAGTGTATCCGAGAGCCTTAGCCTGGTTTTCGTAGTTGTCGTCCCAGATGGTTCGTTTGTCTGAACCTTCACCCCACGTCATGCGACGGAGTTCTTCGACATTGGTCGAACCGGCAAGGAACCACTGTAATTCGTGCTTGAGCGGTTTCATAAACAGCTTTTTAGTGGTGACTGCGGGAAAGCCTTTGCTCAGGTCGAAACGCTCCTGATAGCCGAATACACGCATTGTGCCAACACCGGTACGGTCTTCAGACATTACGCCGGTTTCCAGAATGTGTCTGATTAGTTTTTTCCATTGTTTCATTGCTTTTTCCATACCTCATAGACAAAGTTTTTCAGGATCGGATGTTCGGTAAGCCATAGCTCAGTATTGGTCATGCTTTCGCGTTTGAAACCGTCGCGCTTTAGCTGTGCCTGACTGATCAGCTTCCGGTCGATATCCACATCAAGCGGGAATTCTTTACCGCTTATTGGTCCCATCAGGGTCAGGTGAATTTCATCCGCCAGGTTAGAGCGCAATGCTTCCTCGATCATACCCTTGCCACCAATGATAGAGATGGTCTGGTTTGGATAATCCTGTTTAAGCACATCCAGAGCCACGGAGAGAGACCCGCCGTTGATCTGCATATCAGGGCGCTGTTGTTCCATGCGCGTAGCGATACGGGCTGCTGTGTTCGATAAAACAACATGCATACGACCCGGCAATTTCTTCGGCAGTGAATTGAAAGTGTACCGGCCCATCAGTAAGATCGTGCCGTCAGTCAGAGCTTTGAAATTTTTGAGGTCTTCTTTGCAGTGGCCCCAGGGTAAACCATCTTCGAAACCGAATGCATGTTTGCCGTTCTGCAAATAGCCTACGGCAAAGACGAGTTGAACTTTTGACATTTTATGCCCTTAAAGATATTGCGTCAGATATAATTCAATTTTAGCGATCTCGGAACTGACTGGAATAAACCCGTAAGATTCTTCGATAACGCCTTCTCCCCAGATATCCACTTCCAGCGGGGGAAGGGTGTCCGGCTTTGTGTTGATAAGATCGCGGATTGCGGCTAATGCCTGATTGATTGAGTGTGTTACGATAACGGTATCGGGACCGTGTGAGACTTGAATGATCATAATTTGACCAACTTTTTCGATAATGTGAATTTATGCATATACTCCCTGCGTTTTGCTGGGTGTAATGTCAGTATGGTACTATGTGCCGTTGACATTACCTCAAAATCCTCGCGAGGAATGTATTTTCCGTATATTGGCAACACTGCCCGATCCCATTTATATTCAGGGTCGATTGCAGTTGCAGCGTTCGCCATAATCCCAGCCAGTTCGAAATCACTGGGAGAAAACCAGCCCAGGTTGATATGAACCGCCTTTTGCGTTCCTTCGGCGTTATTCTCGAATATAATTCCTGCTCTGACACTCATGATATAGCCTCATAAAAAAAGGGACTGCCCTTAGACAGTCCCTATTATACGTTAGTGTTTCCAGAGTGCAATAGCTGCTGCAACACTTGTTTTAATTTCTTCTGGTGTCTGACCGCGACCGGCTTTGACCAGAGCAGCGAGCATTTTACGCAACGTTACGTTCATCTCTTTTTTCTCGCGGTCCATGTCAGCCTGATGCGCTTTATCAACAGCAGGTTGTTCAGTGGCTTTCGCGGTCTGGGGTTTGGTAGGCTGTGCGCCTAACTCGTCCTTTTGCTGCGCCGTAGTCTTTTTGGCTTCTGCGGTCTTCTTCGCGTGCGGTGCAGTGTAGTTACCAGCTTTGTAGTTGGCTTCCATCTGCTTAAGAACCTGACCGTATGTGTACCAGTCGGAGACACCACGAACGGCTTTCAGTGTATCGGCAATCAGAGCAATGGTCGAACCATCAGTTTTCTCGTCGATATCGAAGCGTAACCACTCGTTCTGTCGAACCCCGCTATGCTGGAATTCATAGCTGGTGAAGCGCCAGATGCCTTTGCGGTTTTCGACCACGCGTTGCATATGCAGTGTGATGCCTGCGCCGTTGTCGAAGTGCCAGTAGCGATCCGAACCGGACGCGCCTACCGCTTTAATCGCATTGAAATAGTCTTCCTTGCCGATGCGGTTTACTGTGCGCTTTGGCTTGTCTTCCGGTTTAGGGGCTGCGGCCTGGGCTGCTGCACGCTTAACGAAAGAGGCTGAACGGTGACCGGCTGCGAATTCTTGTACCATTTTCAACAGAGCATTTTTCACGCCGTTTGCGTCTGGTTTGATTTTCTGCAACTCTTTGAAGGTGTCAACGATCATATCCAGGCACGCACCGGCTTCATCTTCAATCAGGGTTCCGGTAATGCGCTCAACTGCTTTATACTTGCTTACCCTTTCGTCGTAGATAGCGCCCAGAGAGTAAGCGCCTTTACGCATGAACACGGTACGGTACAACCAGACACGCAGATCGCCAACCATTACATTAATATCGTTTCCTCTGATGTTTGCGCCCAGTAATTTGGTGAATGCAGCCATATAGTCAGCACGCTTATAAACCTGGTCTTTGCCTGAAGGGGTAAAAATTTTCTTCAGCTTCAGATCCGGGAACAGGCTATCAGGCGTTACGTGGTCCGGGTTCTGGCCCCATTGCCATTCACGCGAAGACATTTTATGCTTTTTGGTTCCGACCAGTACGAAAGTGTGAACGGTAACACCGCCCAGAGCATTCGAATCTGGAGCCGATAAACCACCGTTATTTCTCGGAGGCTGGCAGATGAATTCGAGGTCGAAACGAGCATCACCAGACACGAACTCAAACTCAACGTTAACCGCGATATTACCTTTGCGGTGATTGATTTTGAATGTGGTTGGCTGGCCTGTGTATTTGGTGAAGTGTTCTGCGAATTCCTGCGCATTAAATTTGCGGGTGAAATAAGTCTGAACAACGCCGGAGTAGACTTCGAGTTTTTCTTCAAAGGCTTTCTTTTCGGCTGCATAACGAGCGCGAGAATCTGCGTAAGTTTCGCTGCGTCCGCCTGGGCCTGAAGAAGTTTTGGTAACCACGTCATAAGCCTGGTTGATCTGTTTCATCAGTTCAGCAGAGCCGCCAGCGCGGTCAGGGTGCGCACGGAGAGATGCACGTTTGAAAAGTTTTGATAATTCAGCAGAGGTTTCTTTACCGGTAGCGCCTAAGATTTTGTACGCTTCGGTTGCTGACATTGATTCGTTAATCATTTGGTAATCCTCAAAAGAAAAGCCCGCGTTTTGTCCACACGGGCATATTATGCTATTTAAGGATCAGCGGTCAATAGATTTTTTCGAGGAACCACACAGCGCTTTTGTTATTGATGATCCGATTGAGTTCTACCGGGTCATGACCAAAGGCTTCCTCAACATCCTTCATCGTAACTATATGTTTTTCTTTATTATAGTTGCTATGAAGATAGAACCGTTCGATTTCTGGTGTGGTCTCCAGTTCAAAAAGTCTTTCTAACATTTTGTGTCCTTGATTTCAAATTTACTGAACCGACCCACTTTGCTCATTTTGATATGACGATCAAAGTCTTGCGGGTCCAGATCCTGATGGCTGATTACAATAACGTTACCATCCACGTTTTCCAGTAGTGACTTGATCGCGCTACTGCCTTCTTTGTCCAGCGGCCCATCAAACACTTCATCCAGAATCAACAGAGACAGATCAACGCCGGATACCTTGCTTGTTACATCGCGCCAGGTGAACAGGATAGCGAGGTTAATACGCGCCCGTTCGCCCTGACTGAATGAAGCATAGCTGAAATCATCACGACCGAATGACTTAATACACTCGTTGAATTCATCATCAAGTGTAAACTGGTAATCCGCGCCCATCAAATCAAGGTAATGCGCGATCTGCTGGTTGAAATATGGAATATACCGTTTAACGATGCTGGCCTTGACGCCGGAATCCTTGAACATATCAGTCAGAATGCCACGGTAGTAGCGTTCTTTGACGTATTTGGCTCGGGCCTTGTCCAGATCCTTTTCCTGCTCTCTCAGGTCGATAACCGGCTGTTCATCAATGGTCACCTCCTGCTGCGCAGTTTCGATAATCCCTTTGATGCGCTTCGCCGCCATTACTTCGCTTTGCAGGTTATTTTTAACGCCGTTGTATTGCTGCTTCAGGTCGTTGAGTTCGCGTTGCTGCTTCAGAATGTCATTCATGATTTCCTGAAGCTGATCCTGTTTGGTTTTAATCTGCGTCAGTCT